CTTCATACCGTTCGGCACGTCGGTGATGATGAACCACGCGTCCGTGTCGGTGAGGTAGTGGTTGACAGCGTAGCCGTCCGGAATTGCACCCATGTTCCGGATAGCGTTGATGTCGTTGTCTGCCGTGCTCGTGCGGAGAGTGGTCTCCAAGAGACGGTCAGCGGTGAACATCAGCGCCGGGGGAACGATGAGACGCACGGGGCGAGCCGAGATCAGCAGGCCCTTCTCGTCTTCGTAGGCAGCAATGTCGATGATGGCTTGCTCAAGAGAGGTCTCGTTGAGGTCAGCCGCCACAGACGGACGGTTGCTGTTGGTGCCACCGGAAGCAAGGGGGTGAGCCGTGCTGAACAGGGTCACACCGTCGCCAGAGTTGTACGAGGTGAAACCATTGTTCAGGCGGCTAGCAGCCTTAACCTGCTTCGTGTAGGCCATGGAACGAGCCAGAGCCTTGGTGTAACGAGCAGAGAGCGTGTCATAGAGGTTGTCCTCCATGGCTTCCTCGGTGATCGAGAAGGCCAGCGCCACGGTCTCGTGATCGTAACGAGCGGTGAACGTCTCTTGTGCGGAGTCGAAGGAGACTGCGCCGCCTTCGCTCTTCACCGGAGCCGCCGAGAACCCAGCAAGCTTCACTTCTTCTTCGAAGCTACGCTCGGAGGATTCCGTCTCGTAGATCATGGTGTGCTCGTCTTCGTACTTCTCATACTCCAGACCAAAAAGAGCGTTAAGCCCCGGCAGGAGTTCCTTCAGCATTTGAGCGCGTGAAATCGCCATTACTCAGACTCCTTATACGCCGGTCGTGTTGTCGTACTGATGCCCGGCATTGAACTTAACCAGAACGTCGGTGTAGGCATCGCCCACAGCGCTGTCCGGGCCGTCCACAAAACCGAGGATCCGCACGGGGAGGGTTGCGGTCGTTGCGATAGAGGAAGCATCAACAGCGTTCTTGCTGTTCCCAATCGCAGTCGAACCAGCGGTTTGCACCACAGCAGCGTTGTTGCCAAGTGCAGTCTGAGCGAGCGTGTCGTCAGCTTGCATCTGGAACACCACAGACGGGTCATCAATCACGTAGGCAACTGCATCAGATGCCACCGTGCTTGCGGGCCAGTACTGGCTGTAGGTCGGCTGATTGGTATTCGGATCGGTGTAGAAACAACCGACAAAAATACCAACCGGGGTCAGAGTAGCGGTACCAGTGTCCTTCTCGACGGTGCCGGTGTTAACCAGCTTTACGAAATCGCCGTAGAAGATTGCGGTGCCATAGCCGGAAGCGATGCTGATCTGGCGGATTTTATTAACAAACCCTGCACCAGCCAGCGTATCAACCGGACGAGCACCATACGGAGCGGCAGTCGTCGCCATTTTTTAAGACTCCTATACGGTCAAGAATCCCCTCGGGTGACCCGGGGGCCGAATGAGGTTTCTGTACGCCGCTCCGGTTTGTGGAGGGGCATACGGGGATCTCCCTGACGCATGTAGTCTTGGTCAACGGACGCTAACTGCCTCTCAGCAAGTTTGTCGTAGTGATCTTGGCGTTGGTTCATCATCTCGGCAGGGCACTTGCAAAGAAGCAGCCCTCCGATCTCAATGCCATCAGGATAGCGACTATCCAGATCGCTTTGAGCATGTAGCTCGGGGTGATCCGAGCCCGTCACCGGACGCCAGCCCTCACGGAACTTTTTGGAGACATTTGAGTTGTCCGTATTCCCTCGTGCCGAGGTGCGAATCCAGCGGAAGACCCACCCATCTCGGGGGTCAGGTACTGGTAGCATCCCCTGCGGGACCCACTTGTCAGGAGTGCGCGTTTGCTCTTGTCGAGTTTCGCGGGTACGGGGTGTGCGCTCGCTAGTCATCGCTGGGCGTCCTTTAGCATCTGCTTCGCATATTGATCATTGGTTAAACCAAGTCTTTTCGCGATAGCTACTTGTGTGCGCGTCAAAGTCACTTTACTGGGACGACTGCCGTTATTACGCGCACTAGGCGCAACGGGAGGCGTCTGCGCTCGACGGGAAACCTGACGCGTTTGGTTATCCTCGTCTGCGATATCTACCTGCTCACCGAAATATTCCGGAAAGCGTTTATGCATCTCTGCATCAATTGTCTCATAGTATTGATCAGAAGTTGGGTCAATACCACCCCTAACTAACTTCTCATGAATACCGTATGCAGTAGCCGTCATATCAGGATGTTCGGGCGAATTAAACCATCCCTTATTACGATCTGCCCAGCTTTGTGCTTTCGGGTCTGGGCGCCGTACCTGAGGTTGCGGCTGCTGATATTGTTGCGGCGTTTGAACCGGAGGCCGGGTTTGAAGCTGACGCTCATAGTTATCAGCTTCCCGAAGCTCAAACTGAGCCTTATTGAGGATGTCCTGCGCCTCAATAATCTTATCGGGGTCCCCAGTGTCATACGCCTGACGATAACGGTTCTTTGCGCCTTCTAGCGCCATCTGGGCACGTTGCTTGATCTCTGCAACAAGGGCTGCCTGCCCTCGCTGAATCAGCTGATCGCGCTGCCCAAGCTGCCCTTGGATGTGTTGCGCCACACGCAAAGCTTCATCCCGCTCGCGCTCAATCTGCTCGCGACGGCGCGCTTCTTCGCGACGCTCATAGGTCAGCTTCTTGATACGCTTCTGTACGCGCTCAGAGTAATTCTCTAGCTCGTCATCGTCGTCATCATCAGATGGCTCTGCCTCAGGCTCTTTCGCTGCCTTGGGCTTTTCCTGCTCTTCCTCGGCGATCTCGATCTCAAACTCCGGTTCCTTTTCGGAACCTTTCTTCGACATCGGGATCTCTTGAGGAGTTCCGAGTTCGTCCGCCTCGTTTTGGAAATCTTCTGCTTCGCTCATAGCTTCACAATCCCTCTCGGATCTTCGACAACAGCTTCAACAGAGTCATCGTTAATTAAACGAAACTCTTTGCCGTGGACTTTGAAACGGGTCCCTGAGAAGGAACGCATCATGATCCAGTCGCCTTCTTTGCAGTAGGGACCGGACGGGAAGCGCTTTTCATCCTTATATGAATCAGGACCCATCTTGAGAACGAACCCAACAATTGAGCCGATCTCTTCGTCGTCCATGGTTGATTTAGCTTTGACGATCCCTGATTCGAATGCTTCATCAGGATTGGGAAGGGCAATGAGGATTTTATAACCCTTAGGGTCAGGCAGTTGAGCAGCGCTACGCGGCTCTTCCTGTTGTGCTTCCGCCATGTTTTTCACCTGCGCGGATACGCCCCGCGTTGCGTCAGTCTTCGTCAGACTGTTCGTAGTGCTTTTTGAGGGCAAGGATATGATTCTCTGCCGTCGCCAAGCCGTGCAGCTTGCCTATGTAGAACTTGTACTCCTCGTAGGACTTGGGAGCCCCGTCTACAATAGCTTGCTGTAGGTCATTTTTATCATCCGTAATGCGTTTAATCAACACATCATAGACAGTAACATTAACCATTCCGCCCTCTTAGGTCACGCATAATCTGCTCGCCAAGCTTGGCTCCGGCAATCTTTTCGTCGGAATTAAGCTTGGCTTGCTCAAGCTCAACATCTGCAAGTAGCTCTGCTGCCTTGAGTTTCTGGTCGTTCTGCGCCTTGCGCTCTTGGTATGCGAGGCGGTCACGCTCAAGCTGCGAGCGCTCTTGCGCCTTCCGGCGGTCTTCCTCGATCTTTGCCATCTTGGCTTGGAACTCGGACTGAACCTTTTGCTCTTCGATCTGCAGCTCCCGCTCCCGTTGCTGGAATACAGGGTCTTGCATCTGCTCTTGGATGCGCTGCTGCTCTGCCTCGGCTTGGTCCTTGCCAAGGAGCTGCTCTGCCGCAGGGGCAACCAGCTGGGAGAGCCGGAACTCGATATCTTCCGGGAGGTTCTCGTTCGGATCCGGTAGCTCCACCCCAAGCTGCTTCTCGATCTCGCGGCGATACTGGAACGCCACGTGTTCAGCTATGTGCGCCTCCATTGCCGCCTGCAGTGCGGTTGCATTAGGCGAGCGCGAGACAATGGCGAGGATCTTGGGATCCTGTGCCATCGACTGGTGAACCTTAATGTGCGCCTCATGATCTTGATACATGAACGCCTTAACAGGCTTGCTGTTGATAAGGTTCATGTTTTCGGCCACGGGATCCGTGGGCTTGATGTCGCTCTTCATGGGAACGAGTTCATCAGCATCGGGGATCTCTAGGGCTTCAAGCATCTGCCGGTGGAGCAGCGGAAGGTCATAGAGCTGGGGTGCTTGAGCTGCCAGCTGGAGAGCTGCTTGGTGCTGCATGATGCGCTGCGCCATGGTCCCCGAGTTCGGGTTGGAGACCGGAATGATGTCAATGCGATCATCGAAGTCTTCGAACGCAATCTCGCCCTGCGGGTACGGCGTGGGCCCGTAGTCCCGGAGCACAGCCACGAGCATCTTGAACTCTTGCTTTTGCGCCGCATGCAACCGAGCTTGGAGCGCCGTCACTACCTTCAGGGAGCGCTCAAGGAGGGCTAGGGTCGTTCCGACCGGCGCCTCACTGTTCATGTCCGACGCTTTCACATCGGCCTGAGAGGCAAATCTACGGCCTTCCTCGACGATGTCGTTTAGCAGCTGATAAAGGACCTGAGACGGCTCTTTGTAAGGCAGGGGAAGGATATTGTCCCGAATAGCCCCGGCAGGCACCGACACGTCCCGGAACTCGCCGGGCGCAATGGGGGTGTCGTCTCCGTCAATCCGTAGCCCCTTGGCCTTTAGGCCCCCGGGGAGGTTAGCCAAAGTTCCAGCATCGACCAGCTGGCGGATGAGAGATGTCGAAGAATCGGCCATGCCACCAATAAGGTGGATAAGGCCAAAGCCGTAGAAGCCAAGACCCGGAATGTAAATGAAGTGTGCATAGTGTTGCCGACGCTTCTTCAGCGGATCGTCTGCATACCAGTTGCGACGAATAGACAATACAGTGCTAGAGGAATAATCAATTGATACGACGTAAGGAAGAGCAATACCAGTAGGCTCTCCCTCATGGGTGTCTTCGAATCCCGGGAGGTCCAGATCGACGAGGACCTCAAGGATCGTGTGTCGATTGTCGTTATCGATGGAGATCCCGATGATTTCTTCTTCAGTCTCCTCAATAGAGGAGAACATCGCTTGGGGCTCTGGGAGATCAACATCACGGTAATACCCCGCGACCTGCAATTTCCTTACCTCGTTCTTCGTTCTCTTCTGGAGATGGGTCATCCGCTCTGCGGTGCAGATATCGGACTCGGCGTTGTTTACGAAGAAATCTTCTGCCGGGACAAACTTGGAGCAGGGGCGCCCAAGGATCGGGTCGAAGTAGATTTTCCGGAAAGCGCTTCCGGAAAGAGGAAGGGAGAAAAGAAGCCGCTCGGTCTCAGGCCGGTACTCGGTCATCTCCTCGGTAAGGAGATAATTCATGTAGGAGCGGACCCGAGCTGCCTGCTTGTTCTTTTCTTCATCCGGCGGCCCAACAATCTTGATCTTCACCGGGCCTTGCGCCGGGAAGATCTCTTGGATCGCTTGGGACTGGAAGCGAACAATGGCTTCGGAGAGCATGGGGTGGTACACGCCACAGGCCCCATCCCACGGCTCAGAGCGGCTCTCTTTCTTAATGCCGAGGAGGCGAAGGCCGTCCTTGTAAGCCATCTCCCATTCGCGCCGGGAGTTACGGTCTTCCTCAAAGCCAGCTACAAGCTTGGTTGCAAGCCGTTCTAGCTCGGCCTCATCCATGTAGTCGGCAATGTTTTCATCATGGCTGATCATGTCCGGGAGGTCCCGGGCATCCGGATCTAGATCGACAACAACGCTGCCATCGTCCAGCTCAATGGAATCGACGCCGTCTTCCTCGATATTGATTTCAATAGCAGGCTCTTCTTCTCCGGGGAGAAGGGGAGTCTCTGAATAGACAGCGCGATCAATAGCCATGATTTACCCTCAGCCGTTCTTGCAGAACTTGCCGCCTTTGGTTGCGGCGCCCATGCCACGGCACGTCATGTCTTTTTGAGGCATAGGCTTAGGCATATATTGGGAGTAGGTCGGAGCGAGTTTACCCTTCTTCATTGGGTTTCTCCTTGGGGGTAAGGGATTCTTTTATTGTATCAACTTTTGACTCATCACCACGGCACCAGATAATAAGCTCCCTCAGCTCTTCTTCTGTGAGAGCTATATGGTTACCGGACTGAAGCTCAAATGTGAACTTGGTCATCAGTAATATGCCGCTCTGCGAGCACGAAATGGTCCGTCGTCTTCATCGCTATGCAGTTTGACAAATCCACCCTGCCTGAATCGTAACAGGGCTTGGGTAGAGGAATCCACCAAATCATCATGGTCCCCGTTAGGGAAATCGGCGAACTGCTCAATCACCTTCTCCGCCCAACGGGTTGGGGGCGCCCATACTCTCCCGGAAGCGAAGAGGTCCGAAACGGCGTTTACACGTGACAACTTATCGTTGCCTCGGGATGGGGTGAAGTCTTGCACGGGAATACCGGCTTGGCGCATTTCGAAGATCAGGGGCAAACCGGACGCCTTTGCTTCGATGATGCAAATGTCCGGTTCCCAAGCTTGGTATTCATCCACTGCCCGGCGTTTGAGTTCCGGGAACTCCATGCGCTCATCGAAGGCATCGAGGAGGATGATGTTGGTGGAGGTTGAGCCATCCCTTTCATCATGGAAGAAGACGCCCCACGTGGTGCAGGCGGAGGGGTCGGATCGGGTCTTCTTGGTGAAGGCCGTATCCCATGATTGGATGATGAAGTCACACGGCGGGGGATCTCGTTTTTCCCACTCCTGCCACCATTCCCTTTTGATGATGGCGGCTTCTTCGGAGGTGGGCTGCTGCATGTACTGGGCAGACCATTTAGAAACGGGGAGTTCTTGGCGCAGATCCTCCAGCTCCTTCTTGGACCAGAACTCGGGCCAGAGGGGTTCTCCGGAGGGCATGATGGCGGGGAACTCAATCACCTCCCACTCATCAGTGGCGTTTCTTCGCGCCGCATCCTCAATGATTCTCCCGGTTAGGTCCTTTTTGGACCATCGGGTCATAACAATCACGATAGCCCCGCCGGGCTGGAGACGCTGACGAGGGCCTGAGGTGTACCAGTCATAGGTGTGCTCAAAGACTGAGGCATCCCCTTGCTGGCCTTCCTGCTCGGAATGGGGGTCGTCAATGATGAGAAGGTCTGCCCCTTTCCCCGTCACGGCCCCACCAATCCCGATGGCGAAGTAGTCTCCCCCCTTGGAGGTGTTCCAGCGTCCTGCAGCTTTAGAGTCCGACCGGAGCCCAACATCCGGAAAAACGGTCTGGTACTCATCTTGGGCAAGGAGGTTACGAACCTTCCGGCCAAAGCCCACCGCCAGCTCGGCAGTGTGGGAGCACTGGATAACCTTCTTCTGAGGGAATTGACCCAAGAACCACGCAGGGAGGAGATAGGAGGCAAACTCGCTCTTGGTGTGGCGAGGGGGCATGTTAATGATCAGGCGCTTCAGCTCACCCCGAGCAATCTTCTCAAAGGCCTCAGCCATGATCTTGTGGTGACGACCCGCAATGAACTCAGGCCACATGCGCTCCACAAAGGCAACGAAGCTCTCCTTATAAGCTTCACGCTCTATGGCTTGATCATATTCCTGCAGGAGATCTAGGAACTCTGCTTGCTGCTCTGGCGGTAAGCTCTTGATTTTACTCAGAACAGCTGGTGACAGTTTCTTCATGCAATGGCTCCGCCCACTAGCATAACTTAGCTGCCTGCTAAGCCTTGTGGACCAGAAGCCTGTCTACTCCTGTCCCTAACTCAAAAAATTCAAAAAAATTTTTTCTCTACTACGGAGAAGACCAGTACTTGTTGGCGCCTCCTACGGGATGCTGGTACTATCAAGGACGTTCCATCAAGTCAGTGCCTGCTTGGAACCCCTCGTAAGACCAAACCCAAAACTCATTCTTTTCCAGCATCCCTGAGAACATCGTTCGATCCTAGCATAAATTTGGCCAAAAGTCCATAGCTGGAACGCATAGTTCACATTTTGTCCTTGATTGTGCATTTTTGGAAATATACCTATAGGGGTATAGGGGACCCATTGGTACCTATAGGGGGGTATATAGGACCCACAATGTTTACACGATGTAATGGTGGGAAAATAGGGGTGATTGTTTGTGGGAAATCTTATGTATATGTGTGCATATATGTAACGCGTCACACAGGGGGGTGCGGGTGCCCACGTGCGCGCCTGCGTACCCGCGTACCTCCGGGCACATGATCGCCCGCGTTTCGCGGGGCATGCATGACGCGCTCACCCCTACGCATCACGCATCCGTCCCCCGCAAGGATTTAGTGCTTCTCGGCACCCTCTCCAAACAGCTTGGCTAGCTTGCTCTCAATCTCACTAGCTAACTCATCGGCGCTACGCTGGGCCGTATCGGTTTCGACCACGTCCCGGAACATGCCTACGGTCTTGCCTAGCAGTTCCGCCGCTCGCACCTGCTGAGGCGTAGGCGCTTCGCCCCCATGCATCCACTCACGTAGCCGCTCAAGCACAGCTGTGCGATCGTCTGC